AAGAATTTAAATTTCTTTCCACCTAAAAACGTTATTATTACAAGTAACAAACCAAAGTATGCAACACAATCAGACGGCACACCTAATATATTAATTGATGATTTTGGCAAAAACGTAAATGCTTGGGAAGCCGCAGGCGGTGAAGGTTTTAAATATAAAGATCATAAGTTTGAACGTACTGCAAAAGAGTTACAACAACATTTGCAAGAACCTGCAACTGAAAGAGAACTTACAAAAGGTGAAGAAAAAGAAAAAGAACGTATTGTAAAAGGTATGAAGAAGAAAAAAGGCGACTTTAAAGATCGCTATGGTAAAGATGCTGACGCTGTAATGTATGCAACTGCAACTAAACTTGCTAAAGAAGGTAAACACATACCTAATCCTAAAAATGCTTTTATTACAAAGGCTGATACTGCATACGATTTTATTAAAATAGGTACTAACATGGCTAACTTGAAAGATATGCCAACAGGAATTAGTAATTATGACGAACCTGATATAATGATTGCACCTTATGCAGGTAGAAAAGAAATGAAGTACTTGCAAAAAGAATTAAAACGCCTTGGATACAAAACACAAGACGCTGATGGTTATCAAGATGCACACTACGATGATAAACCAACAGGTGGAAAAGAACCTCCACAAATGAAAGGTGAAGGAAAACTAGGACGTCTAAAAATTAGTAAAATGCGTCCAGTACATAAAAAACGTAAATTTAAAAAACTATTTAATCAACTGAAACGTATGGGTGAAAATACTATGTCACCTATTACAGTTGACAAACACGGACATATTGTAAACGGACATCATCGTTATGATGCACTACGTTTAATGGGCGAAGAGTATGCAACTGTAAGAATGATAGATGTACACGTCAGTGAAACATTAGATGAAAACTTTGCTGACGGTAAGAAAAAAGGCAAAAGCAAGCCAGGTAGAGTAAAGAAATCTGGTGCTAGTTGTAATGGATCAGTTACAAAGTTACGCACTTTGGCTAAAAAATACAGTGGCGAACGTGCTAAAATGTATCATTGGTGTGCCAATATGAAATCAGGACGTAAAAAGAAAAAGTAAATACAGCATAGGAGTGCTTATGGAATACTTTTTAATACCTGAACTATACATAGACAAACAATTATTCACAACAAAAGTTAAAGAACAATGCGAATCATGGGGACACTTTGGAACCGGTCGTTTCAAATTCTACTCTGGTCTACCTGATGATGAAACTTTAGATTACTTAGATAACACTTTTAAAAATGCAGGAGATGTTATTACAAAAGTACTCTTTAATAGAGTAAAGGCTAATAATATTATAGGACCACACACAGACTATGGACGTGGATGTACAATCAATATTCCTATTTGTGGAGATTTTGCTAACAGTAGTTTAGATGCATATGAAATGTCATTACCTGTAAGTGTTGTTAGTCCAAATGAAGATTTAGAAGAAGCAGAAGAAAGTCGCTTTTATCCAAACAGCGAGATAGAAGAACAAATTAATTACACTCATCCTATTTGTTTTGATACAAGAGTTCCACACGGTGTTACTAATCAAACAAAAGAAGATAGATTTATATTAGGAGTTACTTTTAACGATAAATTTAGAGTTGGGCATATAAAAGAAATGTATGAAAAAGGTGATTTGTTACTGTGATTTTTTGGTTAGGGTTTAGTGTAATGGTATTAAACGAAGGCTTTGTTATAATGCGACATGTACACCCTTGGTTTGCTAACAAAAGAGATCATCTTATTGCAACGTATGGTGCAAAGTGGAAAAAGTTTCACGCAACACTTGACTATGTATGGATAGGCGGTGTTTCGTTAGGTGTAGCAATAGACATCGACAACTGGAAATTCTATGCTACAGTACTTGCAACCTTTTGGAGTGTAGTTGCAGTATTTGTATATGTACCTTTACTAATTAAAAGGATTATAAAATGATAACCAAAGAAGGATATATTCAACAAAATGTATATGAAAACGGCTTATGGGTTACATTAATGTGTCCGCATAAATACATTACAGAAACTAAATTAATTGTTGAGGACTTTCATAGTAATCAACAACGTAAACAAGTAGGTATATTTGCGCCTATAACGGAGGATACAGATGAAGGCTAAAGAGTTTATGAAGGAAACTACATCGGCAGGAGGAGTAGCCGCTGTTGCAATGCCATTAGGTGCAGTGCAATCACGCACAGGATCTAAGAAAAAGAAAAACAAAACTACAAAAGAAAGTGGATTACAATACTATACTGGTGTTAAAAAACATGGTAAAGAGTATATGAAAAAAGCGGCACAAGCAGGTCGTGACGGTGCTAGTCAAGAAGAATTAGGTCGTTTGAAGGACAAATATAGTAAAGCCACAAAGAAAGAAAAGTAGATAAATACTATTGTAATTCGGAGCAAGAGAGATGAATAAGAAAGACTTAACAGAAGGCCTAGCAGAACTAGCAGGTGTAGCAGAACGTGACCATGAAGTACAGATGGCTCGTGCAGATTTATATAAAATTGCCAAGTATGCAATCAAACTACACGAAATGTTAAAAAGTGTTTCAGAAGCAGAAGGCATTGAAGGTTGGAAACAATCAAAAATTACTAAAGCCGCAGACTATATGGGGTCAGTATATCATGCTATGGATTATGACAACAAGTTTGAAGGTGTAGAAGTAACCGAATCACAAAGAGATACACACTGTTCAGACAAGTGTTGTGGTGCAGATGTTAAAAGAGAAGATTGTACATGTGCTCCAACTTGTAAACATTGTAACTGTAACGATAACAGTATTCCAGAAGGCAAATCACCACACAAAAAAGGTACTAAAAAGTATAAAAAGCATATGGCCGCAATGCATGCCGAAGGCGACTATAAAGAACATATTCGAAACAGACTAAAAGAAGCACTTGCTGAATTAGAAGAAACTGCAAATACATGTCCAGAATGTGGTAACCTAAAAGCCACAGATGAGCAATTTGACGAAGCCAAACAACGCTTAGATCCAAAATGTTGGAAGGGTAAAAAGATTGGAAACCCTAAAACTAAGATGAAGGGCGGAGTTAGAGTCAACAACTGCGTACCAGCATAACCAATAATCAAACAAAATACTTGACAAACACCTAAATACATTGTATAATAACAACTGTTATACTTTACTTAGGAGGTAAATCATGAGTTCACGTACCTATGGTGCTGAAGAAAAAGCAAAACTAGAACGACTAGTTAATGAAGGTGTTACAGTATTGCAAGAAGTTGAAGATCTTAGTACAGGTCTAAAAGAAACAGTAAAGGCTGTTGCAGAAGAATTAGATATTAAACCATCTATGATTAATAAAGCAATTAAAATTGCACAAAAAGGTGAATGGCATAAAGTTTCAGATGAGTTTGATGACTTAGAAACTTTAATTGTAACAATTGGACGAGATAAATTGTAGTGAATAAAATAAAAGACTTTTGGATTAACAGTTACAAATCTGATAAGGTTGCATTTGCATTTGAACTTGTCAGTTTTATTTTTACAGTCGGCGCAAGTATGACGCTGGCTATCACAGCAAAAGATCCTAATATGTTATTAGTTTATCCTGCATTCTTTGTTGGTAGTACAACACAATGCTATGCATCTTATCGTAGAGGTGCCGCTTGGGTAATGTTAATAACAGGCTGGTTTGTATGTGTTAATATATTTGGTTACGGTGTGGCGGCACAATGGTGGTAAAACCTTATCAACCTTTGGCTTGGTTTGCAACCGCATGTTTACTAGTGGCCGCAACAATGGCCGCATTTAATATATACCCTTGGTACATATATGCTTTTATTGCAAGTAATACATTATGGGTATTAATAGGAATACTTTGGAAAGAACGTAGTCTTATTGTTCTTAACGCAGGACTTACAGTTATATATGTTGTAGGATTAATGTTTTGAAGTTACTTGTTGCAGGCGACAGTTTTGCGGCAGAATGGCCAGGACACAATAGTTGGGTCAAACTGTTAGCAAAAAGTCACGATGTAACTAATGTTGCTCAAGCAGGTTGTAGCGAATATAAAATACTTAAACAAATACAAAATGCAAACTTAGACGACTATGATGCAGTAATAGTTAGTCATACTAGTTTGAGTAGAGTTCATACACTTGATCATCCATTGCACAAAGAAGGATTACATAAAGACTGTGATTTATTATACAACGATATAGATAGATTTAGTTTTTTCAATCCTAGTTTATCAGCGGCAAAAGGATATTTTAAATATCACTATGACGATCAGTACTATCAAACTATCTATAGTTTGTTGAGAAAAGAAATTAATAGTTTATTAAATAATAAAGTTTATATAAGTATGTCGCATATAGAAGTAGCAAAACTTTTTATATACGAAGATAATCACTTAGACTTTAGCGAATTTTGGAAAACACACAAAGGCTCAGAGAATCATTATAACATTACAGGCAACCAAAAAATACATGATATTGTTGTTGACAAAATCAATAAATTATGTTAATATTATAGTAATAATAAGAAACGCCCAAGAGGCATGCAGAAGGTCCGTTGGCCATAAGCAACGAGGAGATATAATTGAGTTACGTAGACGCACTATTTGATCGCGATTCTGATATTATCAGAACAGTTGAACGTAAGGATGGAAAAAGACACTTCCATGAATACCAAGCGAAATATACATTTTATTACAAAGACCCAAGAGGCAAATACAAAAGTGTTTATGGTGATCCACTAACACGAGTTGTATGTAAAAATACAAAAGACTTTCGTAAAGAAGTTGCTATTAACAAAGGCAAGGATCTTTTTGAAAGCGACATTAATCCTATATTCCAATGTTTGAGTGAAAACTATCTTAATCAAGATGCTCCTAAACTAAACATTGCGTTCTTTGATATTGAAACTGACTTTGATCCTGAGCGTGGCTTTGCTGATCCAAGTGATCCTTTTATGCCTATTACAAGTATAAGTGTATACTTGCAATGGATGGAAACTATGGTATGTTTGGCAGTTCCGCCTAAGACACTTACTATGGACGAAGCACACAAGACACTTGAAGGTATTGAAAATGTAATGTTGTTTGAGAAAGAAGGCGACATGATCGATACTTTCTTAACACTAATTGAAGACGCTGACATTTTATCAGGTTGGAACAGTGAAGGTTATGATATTCCGTATACTGTAAACAGAACTAGCCGTGTACTAAGCAAAGACGACACAAGACGTTTTTGTTTGTGGGGCCAGTTGCCTAAGAAGCGTGAATATGAAAAGTATGGTAAATCAGCTGTTACCTTTGACCTAATAGGCAGAGTGCATTTAGATAGTTTAGAATTATACCGTAAATACACATATGAAGAACGACACACATATAGACTTGATGCCATTGGTGAAATCGAAGTTGGTGAAAACAAGGTCCCTTATGAAGGCACTTTGGATCAATTGTACAACAATGACTTTAGAAAGTTCATTGAATACAACATACAAGATACCGCACTACTGGACAAGTTGGACAAAAAACTAAGATTTATTGATCTAAGTAACGAACTTGCACACGCAAATACTGTTTTGCTACAGACCACAATGGGTGCTGTTGCTGTTACAGAGCAAGCGATTGTTAACGAAGCACATGCAAGAGGCTTACAAGTTCCTAACAGACCTAAACGTGACGACACAGAAAATACACAAGCCGCTGGCGCATACGTAGCATTTCCTAAGAAGGGTTTGCACAAATGGGTAGCGTCAATGGATTTGAATTCACTATATCCTAGTGTGATTCGTGCATTGAATATGGCACCTGAAACTGTTATAGGACAGATACGTCCTGAGATATCAGAAGCTCGTGTACATGAAGACATGACTCTTAAGAAGAAGTCATTTGCAGGTAGTTGGGAAGGTCGCTTTAGTACAGAAGAATACGAAGCTGTAATGGAGCAACGTAAAGATATTCCACTTACTGTTGACTTTGAAAACGGTCAAACAGAAGTGTTGAGTGGTGCCGAGCTATACAAAATTATATTTGACAGTAACCAACCATGGATGCTTAGTGCAAACGGTACAATCTTTACACAAGAGTTTGAAGGTGTTATTCCAGGACTACTAAAGCGTTGGTATTCAGAACGTAAAGATCTACAAGCACAACTAAAGAAAGCAAAAGACGCAGGCAATGCTATTGAAATTGAGTATTGGGATAAGCGACAGTTGGTTAAGAAAATTAACTTGAACAGTTTATATGGTGCTATTCTTAATCCTGGTTGTAGATTCTTTGATAAGCGAATTGGACAGTCAACAACACTAACTGGCAGATCTATTGTTAAGCATATGAGTGCTGAAGTAAACAAAGTTATTACTGGTGAATATGATCACGTAGGTGAGTCTATGATCTATGGTGATACAGACTCTTGTTACTTTAGTGCATGGCCTATGCTAAAAGATGACGTAGAGGCTGGTAAGGTTGAATGGACTAAAGAAAAGTGTATCACACTTATGGATCAAGTGTGTGAACAAGCAAATACATCATTTGGCGACTTTATGGCAACAGCCTTTCATTGTCCCAAGACACGTAGTGATGTTATTGCCGCAGGACGTGAAATTATTGCACAGTCTGGATTGTATATTACTAAGAAGCGTTATGCGGCATTAGTAATTGACAACGAAGGTTTTAGAACTGATACAGATGGCAAAGCTGGTAAAGTAAAAGCAATGGGCTTGGACTTACGTAGATCAGACACTCCTGTGTTTATGCAAGAGTTCTTAAGTGAAATCCTGCTTATGGTGTTAACTGATATTCCGCAAAAGGATGTACTCGAACGTATTACTGTATTCCGTAAGGAATTTGACAATCGTCCGGGTTGGGAAAAAGGTTCACCTAAACGTGCAAATAAAGTAGGCCACTATGGTCGACTAGAACAGAAACAAGGCAAGGCTAATATGCCTGGTCATGTGCGAGCAAGCATTAACTGGAATACATTGAAGCGTATGAATGGCGACAAGTATTCACAAGAGATTGTTGATGGTATGAAAGTTATTGTTTGTAAATTAAAACAAAATCCGCTAGGGTATACAAGTGTTGCATACCCAACTGATGAATTACGTATTCCTGATTGGTTTAAGGAATTACCATTTGATGATGCAGCAATGGCGGAAACAATTATTGATAACAAACTAGACAACTTAATTGGTGTGCTTAACTATCCACTAGAGGATACAAAGCAACACAACACATTTAGTAGTTTGTTTGATTTTGGAGAATAAAATGAAAATTAATATACAAGTGGAAGTCGATACTGAGAATGCTCAGGACTTAACAACCATTGAAGAATTAATTGCAATGCTAAGATCATTAGCAGACCAGTACGAGGAATAGTTATGGAATGGGTATTAGTATACATTAGTCTTACATTTCATGGTCATCCTGTAGCAGAAGAAATAGGTCGTTACGATAATATGATTGACTGTTTTTATGCTAGAGAGCAACTGGCACAAGATGTTGGCGGGTCAAACGGATACTTTCCAAACGGCGAACAAGCCGTATGTGTATCTAATTTAAAGGAAATGGGATGACAGGTAGAGTAGGATTTACATGTAGTACATTTGATCTGTTACACGCAGGTCATGTACAAATGTTGCGTGAAGCAAAAGCACAATGTGATTATCTTATTTGTGGATTACAAGTTGATCCTGCAAATGATCGACCTGAAAAGAACTCACCTGTACAATCTATTGTAGAACGTTACACACAGCTCAAGGCTGTTAGTTATGTTGATGAAATTATTCCTTACGGTACTGAAAAGGATCTAGAAGATATCTTAGAACTGTACTCAATTAATGTACGAATACTAGGAGAA